CTCTTACGTTTCCGCCTGAATTTTGAAAACTTAAACCAGGTGTGTTTGCGTCAGCGGTTCTTTGTAAAGTAATTTTTGCCGATGCTGATTTAATGTGTAATTTTGTGTCTGGATTATTTACAGCACCAATACCAACCTGTCCATCTGTGTCAAATATTAAATCACCCGTTCCTGCCGTCTTAAGTTTCAAGTTTGCATTTGAACCATTTGAAGTAATTAAATTTGTAACTATTTCTCCCGCTGTTGCCGGGCCTTCTAACACAATACTTCCTGTGCCATTTGCTGTAATAGTAATATCTGCATTAGTATCTAGTGAACTAATTGATGTATTGTTAATTGATAATCTATCTATTTCTACTACACCTGTTCCGTTTGGAAAAATCTTCACATCATCATTGGTTACATTACTTGTTAGTATTCCATTTGATGATGTTGTGGCCGCTAAATCTGTGTAAAGTTCTGCGAAATTCGTGTTGGTTTTCGTCATGGCCGTACGTAAAGTATCGCCTGTTGCTGGATTTCCCTCTGTTCCTGTGTCTATTATTAAACGTGCCATATTATGTTTATGTGTATTTATTAAATACTTTTGATGTTCATCGAGACTTTAAAAACGATGCGATTGTACGAGCGCCAGTCAAAACTGGGCACTTATCACACCTTTCACCGCAAAAATACTGTATATGTTTTCAAATGTGATTGTTGTGGAAGTCAATTTTTACGTGCTAGAGCCAAAGTAGATCCAATGAGAGCAACAAACGATTATAAGCACGTTTGTCAATATTGTGATATCAAAAAATTTGCACAACAACAAGGTGTAAAAATGCGTAAAGTCTACAAATTGGACTGCTCTAGCACATACACTCTCTAGAGTTGCATCCATCGAATTGATTGGCGATCTCCATCGATCCACCGTTTGAGGTCGGCATAAATTCCAACCTTTATATTGTCCTGGTCAAAGTAATTTTTTAGGAAATAATTTTGGTCAATGTATTCTTTCCTATTAATGTAATAAAAATTTGTATTTGGAAACTGTCTGGTAGTTTGTCTCAAATGGAACAACCATTCATATTTCAAATATGCTTTCATGCTTACCCTACCCGGATAGTTGATAGTGTTCTTATAAATGTTATTCTGTTCTCTGCTTTGAACTCCGTCTTCATACTCCCATTGTTTGGCACCCAGGATGTCAAATGCCAGTATTATGACATTTTTTATTCCGGATTCGGCCGCCATCAAGACTGCTGAACATCCGGATCCTTTATTGTCGGCAAAATCTATTGTTCTAATTTTATTTCCTTTTTTAATATCTCCACCACGCCATGTTCTATATAATTTTAAGCCTTTGGGAATATCGTTTTCACCATCTTCGGCAAGTACATAGTTCCATTTGCTGATGTCATCAGGACCGTATATGCGTGGAGACTCTTTGCCGTTGTTGTGCCACTTGGCAAGTTCTTCGAACATGGCAGGATTAACTGCCACAATGTGATCACACAACATAGGATGGTCCCTGTATATGGCATTACATCCATATATAACACCCTTGCCAGTTAATTTTTCTATAGGAAATATATTTCTAGATTCGCCGTTGCCTATTATGAATGCTGTATCCATTAGACACCAAATGATTCTCCACAACCACAACCTGACTGTGCATTTGGATTTTCGATTGTGAATTGCGAACCAAATAATTCTTCTTTCCAATCAATTTTTGTGCCTGCAACATACATCATGGATGTCTCGTCAACTACGAACCTTGTGTTATCAAATTCAACTACTTCGTCATCTTGGCCTATATCTTCTTTTTTATCAATAAAAGTCCAATCGTATTTGAAGCCTGCACATCCTCCACCCTTGACTGCTAGACTAATGGCATACTTGTCAGGATGTTTAGCCATCATTTTGGACATTTGATTTTTTGCTTCGTCTGTGATATCAAACCATTTCATACTATTAATTATCCTGATTTATCTCCCATGTTGGCAACTCCGATTGCTAACCAAAATGCAGTTGCTTCCTTTTTGTCCTCAAAACTCATGAAAGCATCTTGCTCCTGCCATCTGTGATCATATGGATTGTCTCCGTCGGGTCCTTCGAACCACCAACCCCATTTGCTTTTGCAATTTATTTGGCACCATTCTATGCACTCACCGCCAATTCCGTTTGATGCCATGTCAATGTCATATTTGAATCTTTTTCCATAGCCACAATTTTCTGGAATATCATCCAGTCCAGGACTTATCTTTTTAACTGCAACGTTTCCAAACTTCCTATTCATTACCAAAAATATTCACCCTTGTGTTCCAAGAGATTTAATATGCAAACTCTGTCATCTAGGAAATAGTGTTCAGAGATGTAATTGTTTGTATTGTGTTTATACGAATCGTGTTTTGTAAACCATAAAACTTCTGTTGGTTGCAAACTAAATGTGTCTCTAATTTCCTCCGCATCTTTTTCGTACTTGTTAAAAGTGTAGTCATATGAAAATTTTCTTATACAGTCTAGAAACACATTTGCTTCTACCTTAGGATGGTATCCCCATTTGTTTGTGTAAGATGATATATCATTTATATTATTTTTTGACCACCTTATTGCAGGTCTAAGATGATTTATTGGCCATGCTTTGTTCATGCTGAATAACACTTCGTCAAAAAGATCTAAATCTATATCAATTTTATTTGTGGCAATTGGACACCATATTAGGTCAACTACTATGTAACAATTTTTGTTTCTTGCTTCTTTAACAATCTGCATTAGACGTTCGTTTGTGTACCACGGACTAGGCAATTCTAGATACAAAACTGAATTTTGTTTTATTTCTCCAAATATGTCTTGGTATCTGATGTTCTTGTCTTCACTTATTTCTCCAATAAACTGATAAATCTTTTCCGGTTTGTATATTTCTTTGTGCCGTAGTATAAAACTGTTGATGAAAGTCAAAATTCCTTTTTCAAAAGTAAAATGTTCAAACTTATCAAAGTTTCTAAATGTCACTCTATTGGATTTAAGTAGCCACTGCTCGGTTTCTTTCCTTAAGTCCTCAAATATTACAGGTTGCTTTGCATCTTTAATTGTTAATTTGTCAATGCTTTCTACAATTTCTTTTGTGTTTGGTGGCCATGATCCAGTAAACATCCATTTGGCATCATCATGCACCGTTTCGAACGTTTTTTCACGGTAAAAGTTTTCCCTACTTCTTACCTTAAGTGATTTAAAATTCCTGTCTGCTATTAACCATGCCGCTTTTTGTAAAGGCTGTTTACATTGTTCTATGTCAATACTCATATGTCCAACGTATCCAAAGTAACCGTTGTTTGTTATTGATTTTTCTGTGTCTTTATGTTTGCTTTGATCGATTATGTAATCAAATTTAGAAAACCAATCTGTAAAGTCACCATTATTGATTTTAAAATGTTTTATTTTAGCAAAAGAATTGGAGTCGGCCGGATCTTTTTTTTTGAAAAATATTTCTAATTTATTATTGTCCTTGATATCATGACCCCAAATGATATTTTTTTGCACTTTGTAGTCATTCCAATAAAACTCTAATTCGCAGTCTCCGTGTTTTTCAAATTCAAAATTTATTTTTTCAATATAAAAGTCTATCATTTCCAGTTGTCGGTAACAAAAACATCAGCACATTCCATAGGATTAGGCCTTCCGTGAAATACCGCAACTTTATTACCTTTGTTTATAGTTGCAGGAGTTCTAAAAAAACTCTTCCCGTCTTTGGTTAATAATTTTGTATCTTTAAGTCCAACCATTTCCCATTTATAACTTCGTATCCAGTCATCGGGCCAATGTGCAATATCGTTTGTTGCACGTTTTGTTATCCAGTCTTGATCGCCATGATTGTTTTGCATAACTAGACTTGGGTTTTCAACAAACTTTGTCCATAGATAATCCAACGTCCCTGATTCCCATTTCATGCAACTGGAGTTTGATAATTTCCAGTTTGGAACTCTGCACCTGTTGAAATCTCTTATGATATTAAGTTTTCCAGGAAATGTAAAAAGTTCATCAATGTTGTCAAATATTACAACATCGAGATCAAAATATAATATATTGCCTTTGATTGGCATCTCAGGAGCGAACATCCATAATTTGCTCCACCATGTTTTGATCCATGGGTCTGTGGGCAATTTAATAATGTTAATGTTGTTGATATCTATCCCTGCAGGATCGTCTGTAAGACAATGAAACTGGAAAGGAACTGTTGTGTGCCTTTTGACCATGTTGTAAAGGACATTGACATATTTCGGAATATATTTGTTGCCCCACTTAACGCATACTACGTGATTCATAACCTCTTTTCAATCCTTCCATTTGTATTTGTTTCCAATCTTTACTGTCTAATGTGTATGGATATTCGTTTTCCCAATTCTTATTACCTATGATGTGAATACTTTTTATATTTAAATTATCTTTCATGCTTTGATATACATCTAGGAAAGGTTTGTGTTCAAATCCAGTCATGTCCACTTGTCCTATCTTGATATAACCAAGTGCTAGTTTAGGGTCTTCCCAGTCATAATTGTTTTCTTTTAACCATTTTCTAAAGCCGTCCATTTCTTCTTTTTTAAAATCGTGTGTTGATTCTGTAATAGTATCTCCCCATTCTATATCAAATTCACCGGAATAATACTTTTGATGATTAATCTCACTGCACATGGTATCGGTCATCTTTGGTGCATCCTCATCTCTATAGACTTCAATAAGTGTTTTTCCCACTTGTGACCAATGCAGATATACTCCACCAAGTTCCCTGTCGTATCTATTTTTTTTAAAAAGTTCAAAATCTTCTTCATGTAAATCATAACGTGGTGCATTCAGGAAAGTTGTTATTTGCGATGGCCTCATCCATTCCGGTTCAACTACACTTTTTCTATGACTCAAAACCCAACTTTCTATTTCATGACAAATGTTGTTCAATTGCCTGATTGCGTACTTGGTGTTGTGGTCTGCTTGTGTATAAAAATTAGATATTTCCCATGCCGTTCCTTGCAGTTCCTCAAAGTACCTGTGCAATAAGTTACAAGCATCATGTTTTAATCGAAGACCAGGTTTGGCCCATTCATCACCATCTGGACAAAGTCCTGTTGGCAGTGTGTTAGGATACTGGAAATCAAAAGGTTCGAAGGTTTGTAATTCAGGATAGGCAGGAGTAAAATTAAATGTGTTGATTTGTGCAATATGTTTATTCAACTCGTCACAAAGATATTGCAAGTTTCTTTTGGAATCTGCCCAACCCAAGAAACAGAAATTTTTTTCTAGTATTCTCTTTTTTTCAAGATTGTCTTTGAGTGCTTCTATGAATCTAGCACCCAAGGGCGTATCGTATAGATTAATCCTTATTTGTCTATTATTGTATTGTACAATTATGTTTTCGAAAAGGAAATTATGTTCTTCTGTAGATGGCACTGTTTGCTCCGTGTTCTGCACATTCTACTTCAACCACATAACATCTATTGTTTGTTTTTTCTCTTATTAGTTTGTCTGCAAAGTTGAAGGCGTGTTCGGCAAATTTTTCTGCACCTACTCCATCAAAAGTAACGATATCGACTAGATCTAATTTTTCTAGTTCTTGGAATTTTTCTAAGTGTGGGTCATTTTTATCAAGTGCTGTTTTGTGATCAAAATGATCTTCAAGCCATTTCTTCAATGGTTTCAATCCACCAAAATCTACTGCCCAATTTTTATTGTCCAACTCGTCACAACCAAATGTAAATTTAAATTGTAAACTGTATCCATGCAATAGATGACAGTGTGAATGATCTGCATTAGGCTGTCTAAACACACAGGCAAGTCCTATGTTGTGTCCGTATGTCTTAGTTGAAAAATACTTTGCCATTAATGTAATCTCTTTTTTATATCATTTATGTCAAATCCAAGTTCGTCCGACTTGTTTCTGATTGCATCTGTAACCTCGTTAGGTATCTCCATCTCACCGTCAATTATACTTTTTAAAAAATGAATAAAAACTGTGAACTCCGGTCGCTGTGTTACTGTTTCTGGATCAATATCATATTTCTCCATTTGGTTTAGCATGGCTTCTGTTACGTCTACCAGTGCTTTGATGCTTGTGGAATGTTTTTCAAAATGTGCCATTATGTTATAATACTAGGTTTTTTAGGAACTTCAATTTTACTAAAAACTCTATCGTATTCTCCTTTAATCTTATCGTTTATAAAAGCAATCGCTGTAATTTTATCCCTTGCAATAGTGATAGGTTCGTCCTGTTTTGCAGTAGAGAAAAATGTCCCAAATGCCAGTCCCTGTGGTCCTTGCATTAACACCAATGCTTTTTCTATTTTAATGTAACTTGATGGAGTCAATGAAGCAGTATCGTCGCTACCTTTATAGTTTGCAATGACTTCTTCTCCGGACACCAGTTTTAGAGTAATAAGATCTCCATCTTTGTATTTTTCAATCATAACACTATTATAAAGATTATTTAGACTTTGTCAACTGCTTATTAATAAACTTGGCCATGCCGTCATAAGTTTCTTGAAACACGTTGTTGTGTTGTTTCCATTCTTTTGGCATTTCCCAATTATGACTGTTTACCACAATCCATCTTGTGTCTGGATCTGAATATCCCATCAACTTGTGAAATTGGTATATCCAATATCTTGGATCCACGGGTCGTTTGATATATTGATATCCCTCTGTATTATGGTAAATGTTGTTGACTTTATCTTTCTCTAAAGGGTGTAGATCAAAACCTAGCATGAATATTGCTTTAGGTTTAAAGGTCAATCCTAATACTCCTGCATATGGTCCTGTACCCCAGTGGAACGGCTCGTCCTCTCTTTTGTCTCCCGAATACGGCAAGTCAGGCAGTTTCCTTACGTTTGGCCAATGTGCAAATTGATCCACCCATCTATCCCTGGTAAAAACCGTAGTGCTTTTACCAACAAAATTAAGTGCTTGTTGGCACATATGCCTATCACAACAGACAAGATATTCAGTGATATAGTCCCTATAAATTGCGTTGCAACCAATTACCGTACTGAACATTTTAAGGTGTGAAAGATCAAAACCTCTTCTACTTTCACCGTTGCCGATTATGGAAACATACTTGGTCATAATGCTATTTAATCACCCCTTTAAACGTGCATAGAGCGTCATACAGCAATGGTAAAACAGAGTCTGGAGTAGTTGTATACCTCAGTGATTTTCGCCGATTAAATGCCATATGGTGCGATATTTGTTCCATGCTTTTTGCAGTGTTGGGTATTTCCTACGCAGTTCTATCGCGGCAGGACCCACCATTTCTTCTTCAAGATGCCCGTCTTCTATATCCTGTGCCAGTTGCGTTTTGCTTACCAATTTGCGGTCACCATTTGGTAATTGTTCGTACACAGTTTCACCGCCGTCTGGTGAAACAAATATCGGACCTGGCTTTACCAACCGCTTCTTTCGTCCAGTTCTTTTACTTTTTTTTCTATCCATTTTCCCAATTTTTCATTTTTTTCATCATCGGACAATTCACCATATAGTTCTCGCAGTACTAGTAATAACTGCCATTCTTTTGTGTTAAGACTGTTGTCTATATCATCCATGCAAAAAAAACGATTGTATGTTGTTGTATCTTTTAATTTGTTTTAAAAAATCTTCTTCACTCAAATCGGTTTGTAATTTTGCAATTTCTATTCTACCTGTTGTAAGTTTTTTGTCGGATGTTAGATATCCTTTTGACTCCAACATTTTTTTGTTATTGGTCAAATAATTTTTATGTGTTTGTTCACGTACAGTCGTTGCTTCGTCTGAGTCTGTGCAAAAATAAGCAACACAATCAGCACTGAAATGGATGTTTGGTACAACGTCATGATGGTGGTTATCGTTGTCTTCGGATAACGATTCTATGTTTTTTCCCACATCACAGTACAAATGATAAAGTGAACCAAAAGTTCTTTTATTGGTAAAAAGATCATAATCGTCTTCACTGAAAGTTTTATTCTTAGGTAGATCAAACCACACAATTCTTATTTTAGGAGAACCACCATATCCTTCAATTGCGTGGACAGTCTGGTTTATCTGGCTAAAATTGTTTCTGAACTCTTTGTCTTTGTGTTTGAAAAGTTTATTAGTAATCCAAGTATCAAGTTTTCCGTGATGTTGTTCAAATATCGAGTGTATTTTATTAAGTGTATCCTGATCATTTACATCATGTAATTGTATGCCAAATACTTTTTCAACTTTGTCAATTTCTCTCATTAAGTTGTTAAGTTTTTTCTTTAAGAACTCTTTATCTATACTGTCACTAATATTGTACATCGCCCATGGTTCACTTATTTTGTAGTTTTTTTCTTTTGCTTCTTGCAAACAGGCCTTCCATTTATCGACAAATTTATTATCGTTTAATTTAAAATTGATATCAAAAGTATCCTCTGGATAACCTAACTTGGACAACCTTAGGACAGCAAACGACATTAGTAATGCTCCCTATGATCAGCGGCAGGGTGAGCATATCTCATTCCGCCTTTTGTTTCTGCATCTCCGTCGTGTCTTGGTATAAAATGTATATGTGGCCACATAATAGTTTGTCCTGCACACTCGCCAATATTCATTCCAACATTGAAGCCTTTCATGTCTCCCTGTTTGACCCATTGTGTTCCGCAGTAGTAAGCCAGTTTGTATGATTCTCCAATTGATTCTGGAGTATCGTGTTTAGGTATAAAAAGTGTATGTCCTTTCACACAAGGATATTTGTCTTTGAATACCGCTGTGTGTTCGTTTTCAAATATAGGTGTGTCATTACCAAGCCAGGTTGATTCTTCGTATTTGTCTATCTGTTCAAATGGCTTCTTGTAGGTAGGTTTTTCGGATTGCATTGGTTTGTATTACTCCTATACTTATGTTACTAGAGTTTGGCCTATAACGCAACCTTATTTCTTTCCAAAATTTTGTAGGAACAACACTTGGGTTATGTTGTTCAAGTGCAAGTAGTTGTACTATTGCTTTTCTAACCTTTTCCGCTGGTCCGTGTTTTTTGCAAGTATCAGATCTGCCAACATGGACTACGTCTTTTCCAATACGGATTTTATAAACACATTTCAATTTTATCCATTTGGTTGTGGGAGTTTTGCTGTGTCTTAGTTTTTTACCTTGGAAATAGTAAAAATCATTTATTGCATACCATTTCATTTTATTCCCAACTGCTTATAAACGTCTTGAACTTTTTTGGCCTGGTATATGCAATCTTGTAATGCATTGTGGTGTCCCACTCGTTTGTTGTTGTCCCTTGGTACAAGGCTAAACAATGTTCTCGAATCTCTTATTTGCCAATAGTTCCAGGGTTGCGGGTGTCCTAGTTGAGAATATATGTTTTGTAAAATTGCGTAATCAAATAACGGTCCTTGACACCAAAAGACATCTACGCCAACACACCATTTATTGATTGCCTTTACCATGTCCTGCAATCCTATTCTATCTTGATCGCTTAATGCTTCTTCCGATATCTCTTTAGGTTGCTGACTCCACCAGTCCAGGGTATCCTGCATCACGTGCCTACCCATCTCGCTTTGTGAATCAACGTCCACACGAAAGTACAGTTCGTCGTATGGTTTCATTGATGAGTTGGCATCAAACTTTACAGCACCAACAGTTAGAATTACTGCATTTGGATTTGTACTCAAAGTTTCGAGGTCAATCATTGCATGAATCATGCTCTTTTATCCATTCCTTTAAATTTTTTTCTGTAAAGTATATGCCTGCTGGCCAAAGCATAGGCTTTTGTTTTCGAACTTGATCGTCATTTTGATAGTCGTTTATTTTACGAAACAAGTAATTGGCCAAACTGACTGCGTAATTGTTCATAGTACAATTATACAACAAATATGGTATATGTCAACTAGGTTGATATCAGAGGGCCTTCGTTGGTAAGTGAAGGATCAAAGCCATCTTTAAGGCCTTTTTGGAAAAGTTCAAATTGTTCTTTGTCCCAACAGTAAACTTGTCCACTCGATGATGGAAATTGCTGTTGCATATATTGTGAAACGCCTATTGCTTCTTGGTAACAGTTTTCGTATGTTTCGTATGCAAAATCCTCGTAAACGGATCGACAATCCGCTCCAAAGCAAATTATTAAAACCATAATAAATTTCATTTTCTCTCCTGACCCAAAAGTACTTACTTCTTCTTTTTCTGTTGCAAAGTGCGTACTTTTGTTTGCAACCTAATCAAGTCGTTATCTAACATACGTACTCGGTCAATGAGAGCGATCAGTGTCGTTGATGTTGATCCTAATTTTGGTTTGATTTCTTTTACAATATAATTGTACAGATACCATATAAAATATGCAAGGAAAAAAGTTGCCACAACAGGAAATCCGTAGTCCTTAATTAAAGTTGCTATCTCCATTAATCCTTCCTCGCATCTTTCTTGCCATCTGCTCTAGCAATACGATCTGTATCAACAGGAAGTCCTAGTTGTTCTGAAACTTCCTGGTCTATTTTCAATATATCGTTATTCATAGTTTTTACTCTATTATCGAGTGATGTTATCACACTTTCGATGAAATTAATTTGACTCACCACCGAGCCTAATATGTAATTTATTATTACCATGATAAAACCACCTAGGCCTATTGTGGCCGCTATCGGTAGTCCCAAGTCTGATACTAATTTGAAAAACTGTTCCATTATAAGTGTATTTAACTTTTGACAGTATACACTTTTATTTCTTCTGTTTTGCCCTTGACCGTTATCTTATCTACGTAATCAAAATCATAATTTAGTTTGGCGGCTTTGACAGTTTCCTCACCTATGATCAATGTCTTGCCTAGGGTCTTACTACTGCTTTCCAATCTACTTGCAAGATTGACAGCATCACCTATCACACTGTAATCAAATCTCTGGTTTGATCCCATGTTGCCTACTAGGGCCTCACCTGTGTTGATTCCTATACCGATATTAATGTTGGGCAGATTCTCTTTTGTAAGTTCTGCGTTCAAAAGTTTTAATTCTTCTTGCATCTCGATCGCGGCCTGTACTGCATTCTCTTCATGCTCTGGATCATCTATGGGTGCGTTCCAGAATGCCATGATACAGTCACCCATGAACTTGTCTATGGTTCCACCATTCTTGATTATAATATCTGTCATACGTGTTAGGAACCTATTGATTAGTTTAGTAAGTCCCTCTGGGTTTCCTTTGTATTTTTCAGATATCGGTGTAAACCCTCTTATATCTGAGAACATAAATGTCATTATCCTTGTCTCTCCACCTAGTTTGAGAAGGCTTGGATCTTTCTGTAATTTCTTGACCATGGCAGGTGCTAGGTAATGTTCAAACTGTTTCTTGATCTGTTGTTTCAAACTGAATTCTTTCACAAACCTATTGAACACTGCATGGAAGCCTGTGATAGTTGTCACGAGTATGATCCAACTGGCGTCCCATAGTTGCAAGTGTTTAACGAAATAAAAGTATGCACCATAGGCCGTGCCTGACCACACAGTCAATAAAACAGCACCCACCAACCAATAGGGTGCGAAGCCTGCCAGCAATATTATTATGATTGCTAGTACACCTGCGGCAACATATTCCAGGAATGTTGCAGTGTCCAACCTAACTATGTTCTCACCGTTTATAACAGTTTGTAGACTCACTGCCATCGCTGTGTGACTATACTGTTCGCCGTTTGGTGTTGCTATTATTGTGCTGATACCTTCCGCAGTGTTTCCTATTATTACAGTCTTGCCTGCGACTGAACCGAAGTCGTCTGTAATGCTGATTGTTTCAAACTCCTTGTTCCATCTCAGCCATATTCTTGCGTATTGGTCTGTCTTGATTGTTTTGAATTTTGGCACCCTCAGTGCTATCACACCACCTTCACCTGCTTTGACTTGATAACTTGGATCTCCAACTGCTACTCTTATCACTTCCAATGCCACACTTGGATAAACTTCCTCGCCTACTCTCATCAGTAATGGTAGTCTTCTCACGACACCATCTATTTCAGGCGTTGTGTTTACAACTCCAACACCATCAACATTGTCTCCCAGTAAAGGTATTGG